TTTGTCAGTCTGTTTTCGAGGAAGGTGGCAACCCTACTGTCATGATGATGGTGCCAAGTGTATGTCGTAAATTCTCTGAATACCTATTCACTTCTAGTGCGCGTATTGCGACCCTGACAAGTGAAACAGGTCAAAGCGATTCAGCAGCTACAGCCAAGGGCTCGGTAAACGTGTTTGTAACTGATTTTGGTGTGACCCTGGATCTGATTGCCAATAGAATCCAGCAAAATTACACCACTAATGAGAGCGCGGCCTTTATCATTGACCCCGCTAAACTAGAGCTATCATTCTTACATGGTGATCGTGCAGAACGACTATCTAAGAAGGGCTTAAGTGAAGAATGGTTGATGTCACGTGACTGGACGTTGGTAGTGAACAACGAAAAGGCACACGGGGTTATCGGTTCCATTGATAACACAGCAGCAGTAACTGCCTAAAGGATAGGGGCTTCGGCCCCTTTTCTGATTATGAACACAGAGAAAAGCAAAATAGAGGAAGAGGCTTTGCTTGTTTTAGCTTACATGCAGAAACGAGATTATAAAGACCTTTCTAAACAGATAGAGATGGCTAAGTGTGACACCTTCAAGGACCTGTCATTTGCAAGGCTGGCTTTACAGATCCCACAAGATCACTATGAGGTCTTAACCATGGCCTTTCCATTGCTTCAATGTACTGATGCGACACAAAAGACATTAGCCTGGAAGAAGTTCATGTCGACTGATTTAGCTATTCCCTACAAACCCAACAATAAGCAGAGGTCTATGTGATGGCTGGTAAATTATGCACAGGCTCAACCACTAATAACGCATATCTTCTAAAAGAGACCAAAGCCTTTAGTGAGGGTATTTATTACCGCGCTCAAGGTACAGCAGTGGCGTTTCCTATAACTGATAATCCTCATCCTGTAGGCTCACAAGCAGCGGATTCCTGGGATTTAGGATGGAATAGAGCTAATACTTTTGCACCTGGTGTTATTCCTCAATCAAGCGCACCTTGCGTAGCTGTGCCATCAGATCCGATTGAAATATGAACTACGCAGAACTACAGGCAGAGGTTGCCGATTTCGCACATAGAACGGATCTAAGCGGGAAGATGGATATATTCTGTGAGTTTGCCGAGGCTGTGATTAATAAGGATTTAAGAACCATAGAGATGGAAAGGCGCACGCCTGAAACCTTTGCTGATACGTTTTACAATCTCCCACAGGATTATATGGAAATGCGAGCATTGCATCTCGATATAAACGGCGCACGTAGCACATTAAGGTGTATATCCCCTCAATTACTGGACAAGTCTTACTCAAGAGCCACTGGCGTACCGAGAGCATATGCTATTCATGGTGGTCAGATTGAGTTTAGGCCTGGAATAGATGTGACAGCACCTTACACTGGTGAGTTAAGTTACTATGCTAGAGTCCCTTCTTTGATTCTTAATAGTAACAATAACATCCTTACTAAATACCCAAATATCTATCTATCGGCTATGTTGGTTCAACTTTATCTTTATCTACAGGATAAGGAAGAGGCCGCAACATGGTCAGAGATGTATAACACGCAAGTTAAACAAGCCAATAAACAAGGTGGAAGGTGGGTTACCCCTTCTGTAGCGGTGGTGTAATGGCATTAGAACCCGTATTTAATTATATTGAAGACCTGAACGAAGCTAACCCAAATGGTGATCCGGACCAGGTGTTACAGGGTGATGACCATATTCGGGGTGTAAAGAAGTCCGTCAAAGGATCTTTTCCTAATCTCGGACAGGAAGCGGTTACTAAAACAGCTGCTGAAATAAATGATTTAGCCTCTACTACTGAATTAACTGAGGGTCTTGATACTAAGGTAGGCCCAGAAGACTATGCAGCACCAACAGTAGGCGGCACCCTGAAAGCTAGATTACAAGGCACTATCCTTTATCTAACAAATGATGGCACTGATCCATGAGTTTAGAGTTTAACGGCGTATCTGTAACCAGCGTCTTTTTTAATGGCGCTGAGATGGATTCAGTACTATTTAATGGTATTGAGGTGTTCACTATTGCACCATCAGGCACAGTTGAGCAGAAAACTATTAGCGTCACTGATGGCGGGATCACCTGGTCAATGCAGGGTTATGATAGCGACAAGATTAGATTAGATGTTGCGCCTGTAACTGGTACATATACCCCTACTGGATTTGTCCAGGTTAATCCTTATGGCGGGATGTTAGGTCAGGCCTCGGTTGAAAATGACACATCTGGTAATCCTGATTTTTTTGTATTGCAAGGCTTAGGTGGTGGCCCTACATCTGGATTAAGAATAGGCGCTATTGATAATGAACCGATTGCCAATGTTTTGTTAAGTCCTGCACTTACATTCAATCAGCTAACCGGATTTACTGGTGGCACGGTTCAAAGTCCTTCTGCTGATGGCTTCAGGTATTACAAGTTGCAGGGCAGTGGGTTTAATTTCAGGTTTTCTGTATTCCAGAATGGTGCTGACCACTGGTCTGATTGGCTAACCATAACCCAGGCGACACTATGAGCAAATATAACAATCTTCCAATTAACCCAATGGGCGTAGCTAAAGACGCGCACCCGTTAGATGTGGGCGAGATGTGGACGGATGTTAATAATATGCGCTTTAATGATGGTGCGGCTGAGAAGTTTGGCGGCGTTACCCAGGGTGCTGTGACACCAGAGCAAGCCATACATTTACAGTTTAATGGTGATCACGCTAGCCCGTTATGGGTTTATATGACAGATGGCGGAATAAGAGCTTCAGACTTTACTACTGATTATGACCTTGATGATTTAAACACGGTATCAAGCAGTAGTAATTGGAATAGTGTTTTATTCAATGGTATTCCTGTAATGAATAATACAGTGGATGCCCCATGGTATTGGGATGGTAATTTATCTAATGATGTTTTACCCCTGCCCGCTTTCCCGGCTAATACTCTTTGCCAGTGTATCCATGAGTTCAGATCATTTTTAATTGCGTTAAACATCACAGATACAGGCAACATACAGGAAAACAGGCTTATATGGTCAGACTCAAGTGATGCGGGCGCCCTTCCAGCCTCCTGGGATATAGCAGACCCCACTACGTTAGCGGGTGACGCTTATTTGACGGATTCAAAAGGGGAAATTATAGACGGATTACAATTAAGGGATCTATTTGTTATTTATAAAACCCATTCAACCTATATTATGCGGCTTGTTGGTGGTCAATCTGTTATGCGAGTGGATAAAATCCATATTAATAGCGGTATTTTGGCTAAAAACTGTGTTCAGGAGTTCAAAGGCAAGCATTTTGTTGTATCAGATGCTGATGTTGTGTTATTTGATGGTCAAAACATCCAAAGCATTGCAGATAAGCGGGTTAGATCAGAGATATTCAATAATATTGATGTAACTAACTACAGAAACACCTATACCGCTAGATATGATCGCAATGATGAAATGTGGATATGCTACCCCACCACGGGACAGACCTACCCTAATAAAGCGGCTATATGGAACTGGAAGGATGACACCTGGACATTCAGGGAGCTGAATAACGCCCGTCATATAGCGTCAGGTATTGCTAACTTCACTCCCGGCCCTACCTGGGATAGTCAAGCCGTCACATGGGACAGCCAGGCTATAACATGGAATCCTATCAGTAATAATCCCACTATAGACACGCTAGTGAGTGCCTCTGATTTAAGATTAGGCATTATTGATGATAGTTATGATAATTACGGCGTGGCGATGCCTTCATTGCTTGAAAAGACCACAATGGATCTTGATCAAGAAGACTATGTGAAGGTGATTAAATCTATCACCCCACGTATTACGGCTGAAGCCGGTACAGAGGTTTTTATCAGTGTAGGTACTCAGATGCACCCAGATGATTCAATTGTATGGGGTAATGAGCAACTATACACAGTGGGTATAGATAGAGAGGTGCTATTTTCTCAGAAAGGGCGCTATATCTCAGTGAGGTTAAGAACCCAGGGGGCTAATTTATATTGGCAGTTCCACGGGCTGACGTTTAAAGCGGCTTTGAGTGGTAAATACTGATGTATTTTAATAACCCAGTCCCTGAAGATAAACAAGACCTAAGACGGTTTATAGATGCTGAGTTAAAGAGTATATCTGATGATCTAGCTTATAAAGAGGAGCGTTTAAGGGAGCTTACGGTAGCTGGTTATGGTGGCATGATACAGGATGCAGACATCCTTTATGATATTACCGCGGCCTATGCAACTCTGCCTTTTGACACACAATCCCCTGTAGCCCAGAGGGGCGTGGTGATTAATTTAGCGAATGACTCTATTTCGTTTAATCGGGCGGGTGTATGGCGGTTATCCTATGGGTTTTCACTTGCAGGGCATGACAGTGTTAATGCTGGGCGTGTAGTTAATTTCAGGTTTTATGATGTGACAGTAGGCGCACCAAGGCCATTTATATTAAGTTTAGGTATTGGACGTAATGTTGAAGACACTACTATTTCAGGTAGTCGATTAATTGAGATTACCGAAGACATAGTAGGTAATGAATTGAGAATTGAGCTTGGTGGCGGTGATTCAGTAATAGGTGGTACATTGATAGCAGCTGATTACCAGGTCAACCATTTAGGCGAATTAGGCGAATTATTATTAGGGTAAGGTTATGGGACTATTTAGCGGATTAAAAGACAGCTTATTCGGGAGTGGTTCAAGAACTAACCCAGGGTCAGTATGGGAAGGGCAGAGCCCCTTTCTAACGGATCTCTACCAGAGAGCGCAAGATACTTCTCAGGGTGGCATGGGTACAGACTTTGCCCAGCAGTTCAATAACCCTGCTTTTCAGGGCTGGCAACAGATGATGCAAGGGGGTTTTCAGAACCCCGCCTTAATGGAAGGCTTGCAGAACTTTGGCGGTATGCAGAATGAAGCCCTACAAGGCGCGATTGATGCCGGGTTAGGGAGTATCAACCGAAACTTCAACGAGAATATCATGCCAGGGATCAACACAGGGGCCGCTATGACAGGTACCAGTGGTGGTTCACGTCAAGGTATAGCTCAAGGGCTTGCGGCAGGTAGAGCGAATCAGCAGGCCGGTGATTTTGTTAATCAGATGCAATCACAGAACTTTCAAAACATGATGCAAAACCAGTTAGGCGCATATGGGCAGATGGGTCAATTGCAGAACATGCGAAACCAGATGCTAGGTCAAGGTATGGGCATGACGCCACAACTGGCTAATTTAGGCTTTGGTAGTCAGTATGGCAACCTGCAGAACCTGGCGGCGTTACTGGGTAGACCTACTACGCTTGGTGGTGGTGGTTCCACAGATCAGGGTATGTTTGCGCCTTTACAGACGACCCTTGG